AGTATTAGTAGCATTGCTAAAAGATACATTACCAGCAACAGTTAAATCGTTATCTAAAGTTGCAGCAAGTGTTACATCTAGAGTACCTTGAAAGTCAGCATTAGCATCACTAAATACCACCGCATCTGTAGTACCAGATCTGATAGTCATATTGCCAGATGCATTATTTAAACTACCAAAGTCAGAACCTGCATCTTTTAGAAGAATGTTACCGCCAGCTACATCTAATGTTATATCACCAGCGACATCTACAAGAAGGTTACCTGATGAAACATCTAACTCATTATCTGTAAGGGTCATATAACCACTACTACCAGCTACTACAGTATCCCCATCAAGAGTAGCCGCTGAGACAGTAGAGCCAAATCTACCATTTTTAAATCTGGCACTAGACGTTGAACCACCAAGATCTATAGTGTTATCACCATTAGGTAACACTTGAGTTGAGTTTACCGTAATTTGTCCTGCAGGGCCAACCTTCTCAATAGGCGCTCCTGAGTCAGATAAACTAGGATCGTGATTATGACCAGATGCACCAGTGAAAGCAGATTGAACAGCATTAAACTCAGCATTAATGTCATCAGCGTCAATAGCTTCACCATTAGCTATCTGACCTGTAGTATCTTGTCTTGTATATCCTGCCATTTTAGTTTGTCCTTACTGTCTTTCGTTAGTTCTAAATTCTAACACTGCAGTGTCTAATTTAAATGTTGGGTTAGTAGAGTCATCTTCATACCTAATTGAAACCGTCTTACCACTACCTAGCGCAAATGTTTCATAAATCCTGTCAGCAAAACTACCATAGGTAGATGTATTGTAAATAGAAGTCGGAGCGCCATATAAAGATACTGCACCCGCCGTACTTACAAGAGTGCTTGTAGGGGGATCAATCGTAGTACCTTTTCCTTGACCAGCAAAATCATATGATAAGTTTATATCTAAACTAAGTACGGCTGTGGGTTCTACATAGGTAGTAACTCTGTAAAAAGTTTTTCTTATTTGAGGATCTTGAATGGGCATATAAGGAGATTCATAAACACACCTTATGTTTTCAGAGTCAAAACTAGATCCAAACTCCATCTTATAAACGTATCCTGAGTCATTACCAAATACGATAGTTTCAGAGTTTCCAGTAATTTGGCTGTCAGATACGTTTACCTTCATCCCCCTTAATGTAGCCCAAGCTATAGAGTCTGCGCCTTGAGCGGAAAACTTTGTTGCAAGTAGTCCGGGTGATAAGTCTGAGGGAGTAGCTGCGTTATAACCAAATATTCTATACTGGGCTTTTTCCCTTATAACTAAAGAGGAAAAATTATTAGCAAGTTTTAGAAAATACTCTGTATCTTTTTTAATAGGGGCAGATGCAACAGCTAAACCGAAATCACCAATTCTATCAGTAGCAGATAATAACCTAATCCCATCAGAGGATAGGTACATAATATCTCCACCAACTTCTTGAATAGTCTCTTTTGCAGTACAACCAATATCCAGTGTTATAGGAGATAAATTAAAATCTGAAACACTATTACCGACAAGCTTATGTATAGACCTTTTAGTAAAAATTATAAGCTGATCTCTAAATACTTTTAAGCCCTCTATTTCAGAACCTAGAGAAAGGCTACCAGCACCATTAGCTGCAGAAAAATCTGTTTCATCAAAGGGGGCGCTGAATACAAGGTTAGCACCACTAGCAAAGAAAAAATGATTTTTAAAGAACTCTGTATCTGATGATGCAGCAATGTCTGGAGAGTTAGAAGCTGATAAAAAAGTAAAGGTGTCATCAGTGTCATTATAAATAGATGGAAAGTTAACTCCATCCACTAATATAGTTTTCTTTTTACCGCCCAATGTGACATCAACAAAACGAACTCTTTGGCCTAAAGAAGCAGCGGTTCCTCTTAAAGTCCACCCACTTCCTTGACTTTCGTAGTATTTAGTAACACCACCATCAGCCCTAGCCGCTAAAACAAAGTTAAGACCTAATACCTTAGTAAGTAAAACATCCCCTGACCCCGGTAAAACTGTTGTATCAAACTTAGTAAAACCTTTTACTTTAGAGTACCCCCCACTTGTAGATGGTTCAAAGTTCTCTAAAATAGAGGCTGATCCTACAGCATTCACACCCTGTTGAAGAGGGCTTAGGTTTGAAATAAGACCCCCTTTAAATTCTATAGGAAATGTTTGATACTGTATAGCCATTAGTAATGTACTCTAGTGTCTCTTACGTAGTTTGTTCTGTTTATAAAAGTACTTCTTAAATGTTTAATACCCATAAGGAACTTTTGTTGTAAGGCATTAGCTGCTTGCATATCACCCTTAAACATAAACAAGTAGTACATAGCACCGTCTACAATAACGTGTCTAAAGTACTCTGGTAAAGAAGGTACATCAGTAGAGTTAACTAAATCGACAGGTAGTCTGTAATACTCATAAAAGATAGTGTAAGCTTTGTCTGGAGCAGGTACTAACCCATACTCTCTACTAGGTGTTTGAAACACATAACGTGGCATACCTTTTAACTCAGAGTTATACTCGTAATCTGCGTATTTGTCAAGATATTCTTCGTATGAAATCAATTTTAATTTAACTGTTTCATTACCCAATGTAGCACTTCTCGCTATTCTAAAGCTATCCCAATCAACAGTCTTAGCATCCCCGGGAGTGGAATACCTAACAATGTTAGCTGTAAGTGTCTCTTCTTCCTCAGAGTGATTAAAAGGCCACTCATATTCGTGTTGATTTATAAAGTTAATTGATGAGTTAACAGAGTCCTTAATAGCGGAGTAATAACCAGTAACTGTATCAAAGTTAGCTGTTGTAAGCTCTACCTCATTAGACCTTCTGTTTATGTCGTTAACTATCCCTAAAAAGTCGTATGCCATATTACTGTTCCCGCATTCTTATTTTAATAGATCTCTCTACAGTATTAGCTAAGTTGTTAGTTATACGACAGGTAAACTTATAGTCAACATTGTTTAGTCCACCAGCAATATATATTGTCGCAACTGTATCAGTATTAGTCGTAGACGTAATAGTTATATTATTCAGAGTTTGCCCAGCCGTGATCTCTTGCATAACACGGTTCTCATCTCTAAGAAACCATTGAACGCTTGATATTGTTTTATCACCTAGAAAACGTGACCAATCAACACTATAGTCAAGTGTTTCATCTGGGTCTTTGTTAGGCCATCTAAACGCCATTTTATGATCCTTTACTTAGTAATGTAGATATACCTATCAAAAGGTGTATCATCTTTTTCTACGAATACTGTTCTAAGTTCTTCTACTATAACAACAGTTCTTTCATCAGATGTACTTGGCATTAAGCAGCCCTCGAAATATAAACAGTTCTTGCTCTGTCATAAGCATTCTTAAACTCTTCAAAGTTAAATCCATCTGTAGACAGTGTTATAGAACCTCTACCCACAGTAACTAACGGTAAGGTACTTAGTTGTACAGATGCGTTTATTACACCCTTTACTTCATCAGATGCATTGAAAGAAGAGCTTGCAGAAGAAAGTACTTTTGTAATATTTACAATTACTGCACCAACTTCAAGTAAAGAGGAAACTCCAGAAGGACTTGCTTGACCTGTAAAAGCTGAATCAATATTAAAGGCTGTAGCAGAACTTACACCTGTAATGATAGCAATAGAGTTTACATCAAGTGTAGGAGCAACTTGTGAAGCAGTAGATACAGAGCTAATACTTATGATACTGTTATTAGTTGCAGCAAGAGAGTTAACACTTGCTGGGCTTGATACACCGTTAATTAGTGTGCTAACTAATGATTCAAGTGTATTAATCTCTGAACTAGAGCTTACACCAGTAAGGGGTACACCGATTGATATTGGTGTAAGAGTAACTTCAGATTCAACTTTTTCAAGTAATACCCCTAGTACAACGGGGTTAATATCTAAACTAGTGCTTATGCTAGATAAGGGTGATCCAACACCAGTATTAACTTGACCTACAGATACTTGAGAAGATACCGACAGTGAGGGTGGTATAATTTCATCAATATCAATTATTAAACTAGGGGTTTGTAATGTAGATGTAACTGTTGATAAAGTTAGAGATAAGTTTTCTTTTAAGTCGTTAATACCTACACTTGAAGAAACATCATTTAAATCAACTATTACAAGTTTAGAAATACCTTGTATAGAGGCTTGAGATGATACACTATTAATACTTACAGAGGAGCTAACTGAAAGATCATCTGTAACTATGTTAGAAGATGAACTACTTAAAGTTAAACTTAAATTTTCAACAACCGCTCCTAGAGAAACCCCTAGTAAAGATGTTGGAAGAAATACTGTAGAAATTTTATCAACATCTTCAATATCTGTTTGTACAGGTACTGAGATGATTGTAGGGTTACTTGAGTGAACTTGAGTTACAGTTTGTAAATCTGAACTAGTAGTAACACTAATAAGATCTATACTAGAATTTACGTTGAAACTGTCAATATTACCAACTTGACCTGTAAAGGTAGCCGAGTCAAGAGTAACAGAAGAGTCTACGAAAAAAGATAATGGTGAAACAGCTACACCAGAATTTACTTTGTGAGGTGCTTGAAAAGGGCTATCAAAAACAAGTGTATCAGCTGCTGTTGCGTCATTTGTGAAACCGCCAGTAGCTGCCCAAGTAGGGGTAGTCCTTTGATTGAGGACTAAACTCCTATTGAAATTTGAAGGAGCGTTTATGTTAAAGTTATTTATTAAGCCTTGGAAAGTGTTTCCAGCATAACCGCCTACAGTAAAATCATCTAAGAAAAATTGATAGGAGCTTGAAGTGTAAGGCCCATAGCTTATAGTAAGTAATTGACTTTGATAGTGTACAAGACTATTAGAGTCATCATACAAGGTTATGTAGTGACGCTGACCACTCTGATATACGTGTAATCTGTACCAAGTGTCTACAGATATACCACCAGACGGGCTAATAGTAAACGAACTAGTCGCTGTCCTAAGTAACTGGTTACCTAACTTAACGTGAGAGCTAATAGAGTTTCCGTTTAGGTAAGCGTAGATTCTCTGACTAGTCCAACCTGACTTAGAACCTTGTGAATCAAATATCCAAGTTGTACCAGTAGTATAATTAGAATCTAGTTTAAAATAAAGTTCGACTCCAATAGAAGAACTCTGAATCTGTGTAGATCTTGTATAATTAACTCCACCAGAAGTATCACCAGAATAGTATAAATTAGGTGTAGTATCTAAGAGAACATCAGCGTTTATAGTTTCGATACCAGAAACATTATTTACTTCAGAGGTAGTATTAACACCTACTGTAGAAGCAATATTAACAACTTCTGTATCTAAACTGTTTGGTATTTGAGTAGATGAAGATACTGTTGATAAGTCTGTGTTGGCAGTACCTGATGCGGATATATCAACAAATGTTTGTGAAGTAACTTTAACTAATGTTGGGTTACTAGAGGCTGTTTTAGTAACAACCCCTATTTCAGAAACACTTGAGTCTGAGGATAGCTCAACACTAATTGAACCGCCTATATTTCCCGAAATAAGGGCAGAGTTTACATCTTCAACAGTTTTATTTGAACTAGCAGATAATGTTAAAGAAGAAACACTTAAAGTTACTGAAACTGCTACTAGGTGTTCTGAAGGGCCAATTTGAATTGAGCCTACTTGTGTAGTTGAGTTTAGTGTTGAAAGGGTTTCGTTAGATGTCGCATTTGAGTTAACTGAATTTACAACAACTGAAGAAGAGTCTCCAGTTAAATCTATGCCGCTGTTTGGTATAACAGAGTTAACTTGTACTGAAGAAAATGCAGAAGTTAGTACCTGTAAGTCAGTGACTGTTACAGATATATTATTAATGCTAGAACCAGAAGAAACACCGCTTAGAACATCTTGCTCTGAAGTACTTGTGGAGACAGTTCCTATTTGTGAGATTGAGGAAACTGAGTTTAGAAGTTGTTGGTCTTCACTAGTTCCTTGTGGTGATGAAACTTGACTTGTTGTATTTACTGAAGAGAGTGGGATTATTATATTAGTAACTATATTCCCAACTTGAGAGGATGTAGATACAGATGTTACTAACTGCGCATCTTCTGATTGTACTCCTAAAGAGTTGATCTGAGAAGAGGAGGAAACAGAGGAAAGAGTCTCTGAATCCGTTACAGTTAAAGATAAAGTTCCTAACGCAGTGGAACTAGATACAGACACTAATGACTCAGTATCTACTACAGATGTTGAAACAGAACCTACTGCAGTTACACTAGAAACAGATGTTAAAGTTTTACTGTCTACTACAGTAAGATTTAAACTACCTGTAGAACCTTGACTGTTTACCCCTGACAAACTAATAGACGATGAAACTATTAAGAGTCCATCGTCTGCAAGAGTTGTTGATGATAGGGGGCTAAAGCCTAGCATTTACGTTCCTTTTAAGAACTTACTGCAGTCGCCCAAGCGTTCACAAATGCTGTTACTTCATCATTCGTCATAGCACTTGGTGTTTCTGAGGGGTTATCTTCACTTAATTCTAAAATTGGGTAGCGAGAATGCAGATCGAGGACGTAAGTAACCAGTTCTGACTGCGTATAGTTTGTAACGGTATCAGGAACCCAATACGCTCGATCAGCTTCATCAGGCGTGTAACCAATGTAAGTTTTATTGTCTGGATCAAAAAAGTGACCCGGATTTTCGACCCACGGTGGTGTTGTGTTTCCCATATGAGTTCTATGTAATTTATACTTCAGAAACATCTTCATCCCCTTTTGGCTTTTCGAGCTGCAGCATATACTCTGGATTCACAAAATCAGCTTTTCCAAAAATTCTTTCGGCAGTAGCATCTACATTTTTGTGATACTTTTCAGCCATTGCATCCAAGAAATCTTCAAGATCGTTTGAGTGTAACAATTCGCCTTGTGCAATGCGTTGACCACACACCTGTACATACCCGCTTACCTCAGTAAAACCGATCTGCGGATGCACTCCATATTGCTGCATATATTCAATCGTTGAAGTTGATGCTCGACCCCCATTCAACAAATTTCGGTACATAAGCTCAAAGCCACGCCTTACGTGATGCCGCTTCTCTTCAGCCTCAAAAGAAAGCTCATCCCATTCATCAATACCGTGCTTTTCTTTCAGATTATCGTAGGCGTCACACAGCGTAGCAATGTCTTTGATGGAACCATTAATTTTATGCTCTAACGTCATTAAAGAATGGCGCTTCATTCGCAACTTGGCCTCTGACACGATATCGTCTTGGCCCTCTAATTCTAGAATTTCTTCACGGCACTCAGCGTGACTGACTTGCGCTTCATTCAGAGCCATTTTACGAGTTTCAACCTCTGCAGCAACTTGTCGAAGCATTCGCATTGGCGAGTGCCCGTTAAGCATAGTCAGGGTCATTAAACTCAGTGTTGTTTGAGAGTTCTGACGATCAAAGGCTCGTGTTGCCTGATCTATTTCTGGTAGTTTTTCAGCAACCCTAGCTGCAGCTACCTGATTAATATTTTCAGATGCCTCAACGGGCAAAGAAAACGTGATTGGTTTTGTAACTATATTTGTCATTTGTTTTCCTTGAAGTTTTTAGTCTAGTAATTACGAAGGGAACCCCGAACAAGCCCCCAGACTCTGCAACGTAGCATTGTAAGTTCCAAAAGATGTGGCATTCCCAGTGGTATCTATGGTGACTATTTGTTGAGTGTTCAAATACGCCGTTGTTGATTTCCCAGCAACCCAACAAGCTTTAGTACTGTTACAAGCAGAACTGCTAAACCTCATTCCTGCAAGCAGATCACCAAAGTCAGTGGCGTTTCCAGCACTAGCGGGATTAATGTATTCGATAGTATTGGTATAAGTAATTCCATCATTACCACCAGCGTGAAGAACACGACTACTATTTCCACAAGCCGAATTTTGTCCTTGTTGATACCTAACTGAAGTAAGATCCCCCCAGTCAATTGCACTAGAAGCTGTGGCAATAGTTACATAATCTATAGTATTTACACGACCGCTAGAGGCGTACCCGCCAAAAAAGAAACCTTTAGTGCCGTCAGAAGCACCGCAAGCATTACTCCTAGTCTGAGTTAGGAGGCCGCTCCTAACACTAGCGTTTCCAGTAGTTGCTATTGTAATTTCTGAAATCCAGCCGTTATATGTAGTAGCACCATCCCACATTGCAAAGATTGTGGTAGTGCCATCAGATGCAGAAGAAACCGTTTGAATACTTGTCAGATCGCCAAAATCGGTAGAATTTCCCGGCGTAGAGATTGTAACATAATCGATGTTGTTAATGTAATTGCTTATTATACCCCCTGCAAATATCCCTCGACTACCACTTGATGAGCCTGAGACTCCATTTCTAGCACTTGTTAAAGATCCAAATGAGGTTGAGCCACCAGAACCAGTTAAATCTATGTAACGAATTGCAGATGTGGGACCGTTACCACCCGCTACAAGCATCCTATCGCCAATATGCGACAGTGGTGGTGGCGGGGGTACTGTAGTAATCGCTCGAAATTCACCATTAAAATACTGATAAAGTTTTTCATTGCCAGTATCCCACCAATAGTCGCCGTTTGCATTCCCGCTACTAGGCTCAGTTCCACTGGCAGTGTAATTTTGTGTAGGTGAGGTACCACCGACTAAGATACCATTTTCAAGGTCAATCGCTGTGCCGTTATCTTTAATGGTGTTTACTTTTAATGTACTCATTATGAATGCGCTCCTGATGTAGCACCTATGCCGTACCCCGCCTCAGCGGTAGTACCCCAAAGTGAGGCATTTCCAGTAGTATCTATTGTAACTCTATGAGCGTAATTTTGGAATTGAACTGAAGCATTTAGGCCTTGAACCCAAATTGCGTGTGTATCGTTGTTCGTAGAGCCAGTATACCAAAGAGCGTTTGCTAAATTACCAAAACTAGACGCATTACCAGCACTTGCTGGATTTATATAATCAATAGTTGCAGTATAATTTCCTGATGAATTAGTTCCCCCACCAATAAGTATACGGCTACTGGTTCCACAAGCGGAGTTGCCGCCCGTATCTTTTCTTGCCGTAGCAAGATTTCCCCAGTCTGAGGCATTACCATCCGTAGCAATAGTCACGTAATCTATTTCATTAATAGCAGTAGAACTAGAAGCCGTTCTCCCACCAAAGAAGAAACCCTTAGTACCATCAGAAGCACCGCAACCATTACTTTTGGCCTGAGTTAAAGTGCCAGACCAAGCGGTGGCGTTGCCAGCGGTATCTATGGTGACTTCTTGGATTAAACTCGTTTTGTTATTATCATTCATAGCATAAATAGCTTTGTTGCCATTAGATGCTGAAGCAATGGTATAAGAAACCTCTGTCAGATCACCAAAGTCAGTAGAGTTTCCAGTCGAGGCTATTGTGATGTATTGTATTGTATTAACGACCCCTGAGCTTGTCGCTGCGCCCGCAAATAGACCTCGACCCCCACCAGAAGCACCAGTAACATATGCAGAATCTGCTAATAAATTACCGAAAGTGTTAACAGTCGCTCCAACATCTAAGTCGTAGTACTGTATTCTATTGTCTCGGCCAGCGCTTACAAAACCTAACGTAAACAATGCTCTATCACCAAACCAGACAGGAGGAAGTGGATTTGCCGTTCCACTGCCAACAACTCGCTTCCACTCACCCCCAGCCCGATAGTCTAAATACCTAAGCGTTGGTTGATACCAAACATCACCATCGCTGGGGCTAGTGGGTTCAGTGTCACTATTAGTAAATGCGCCGCCACCAAGGCCTTGCAAACTTCCTCCAACCTTAATTCCGTAGGTGAAATTAGCAGCACCTGTGCCAGCTAAATTGTTAATTTTATCTACTGTAATATCAGACATTACGCAGCGGCCCCCGACATTGAATCAGTATTACCCCGTTCTTTGGTTAGATCCCCAAAATCGGTTCCGTTACCAAGAGTGTCTATTGTGACATACGTAATCTCATCTCTTTTATTAGGATAATTCGCAGTACCACCAGAATAACAGGCTCTAGTTTCATTACACGACATCCCACCCAACCAAGTGTCATCACCCATATCCCCAAAGCTAGATGCGTTACCTGCAGAAGATGTGTCGAAATAATATATTTCAGAAAATTCAACAAAACCTTGCTTTCTGCCCCTACAATGCAAAACCCTAGTATCGTTACCACAGGCTTTTGTGTTCATACAAGCGAGTGCAAGATCACCCCAATCAGTAGCGTTACCCGTTGTTTGTATTACAATAGAACAAATTCGGTCAGTCAGGCCGTTATTGCCGTTCCCGCCCATAAAGAAGCCTCTAGTGCCATCACTAGCCACTCCCATTGCTTGATAATCGTTGTCTGTAATGTCTCCAAAATCAGCAGTGTTTGCAGAGGATTCTATACTTTTATACTCAATACGGTTATCGGTGCTTGTAAATCCAGAAACAAACATTCGGTCTGCATCATTGTCTGCACAAGTGTCTTGTTTAGCTACTCCTATATCACCATACTGACTTGAATTACCTAAAGTGGCAGTAAGAATTGTCCGAATATTCGGAGTCAAAGTACCTTGTATATTTCCAGAGATAATAAATCCTCGACCAGATCCCGCCGTACAAGAACTAGACGAGATATAATGTGCATCATCTCCAAAGTCAGAAGCATTACCAAGGGTGGTAAAATCCCAATAATCAATGGTATTACCATAATTGCTAGTACTTGAATACTCAACTGCGCTATATCCCGGCCCCTGTATTCCCCTATCGCCGTAATGCGAAGGTAAAGCGGGTGGTGAAGCTCCCAAAGTAACCGTTTGCCACTCACTGTTTGCATAGATCATTAATTCGCTGTTTGTAGTATCCCACCAAACTGCACCATCACTAGGGCTTGATGGCTCAGTACCACTACTCGTAAAACTGGAAGTACCTATACTGCCTAGAGCAACACCACCCACGGTTGGGGCGGTAGTGAAGTTGGGTGCGCCTGTTCCAGCGGCATCAACGATTGTATCTACACGAATTTCGGTCATAGGATTACGTGCCTTCCCCCAGCCGCAATAGTTAAAGTTACGCCGCTGGCAATAGTAAGCGGCCCAACTGTTAGAGCGCTTTCTGTGGCTCCTACTGTGGTGTCAGTGGTTAAAGTGCGGGAGGCCACGTTTACTGCGCTAAACCCCGCAGAAGAAGTTATTGTGCCGAATTGAAGAGTTCCGCTGCCATTAGTTTTTAAAACCTGATCTGCAGTACCATCAGATGTAGGTAGTGTAAATGTGTCCACAAAGGATTGAAGATTTGAGTCGTAGTTTTGTAATCTGACCCAACTACCAGCGTGTGCAAAGTACATTGCACCATCGCCGTGTACGTGAGTTATTCTACCGTGATTACTTGAAGCTGATGGTAGATCACTAGTAGAACTATAAACTTGAACAAACTGTAAATCATCTGCAGTAGGCGATATAAATACTTTTGCGCTACCAGATAAGTTAAGTAGACTTCCTGTAGAAGAGGAAGTAAGTGACCGTGTGAGAGTGCTTCCAGAGTTGGTAAAAACTCCAGTCCCAATCTCGAAAGCAGTTGCAGGAGATCCCCCATCTTCGATTACATATCTTAGAGTCTCTCCATCTAAAGAAGAAGGTACAACCACAAAACCAGTCTCCGCAGATCCTAGAGTGATTGTACCTGTTCCAGTAGTGCTTGTGCTTACTTTTACACGGTCAGCAAACTTTGCCATAAGTAGCCCTAACTATTTAGGTAAGACGAATAACAGCGTTTGTAGCATCGGCTGTTGGGAACTGTACAGTGAGTGTACCAGAGGTTGCACTAACAGTACCACCAAAGTCAAATACTGCAATAGCTTTGTTTGACTGAGAAGAGTTGTAAATAATACAACCATCTGCAGAAACTGTTACGTTGCTGAAAGCTTCATCAGCAAAGTCAACAAAAGCTGTAGTTCCAGAAAGTGAGATAGCAGGTGAATCTAAAGTTCCACCGCCAGCACTATAACCAGTACCAGAAGCTTCATCAGAGTTACCTGTAACGTCAGAGTAGTTAGTAGTTGTGGCATCGTAAGTGCCTGACGGACTGGCTTTGATTAAAGCTATTTTCAAAGTGTCCGTATCAAGATCGTGAACACCCCCAAGCAACTCTTGCTTGAAACTGCTGCACATTGCTGTAGTGATTGCCATAAGAGGTATCCTTTTTCAATGCAAGACTAAGAAAAAGAGTAGGCCACAGTTAAGCAGCCTACTCTCTAACTATTTAAGCAGCGTTGTATACTGCAGTTACCAGAGCCTCTGGACGTAGAATTTTACGCCCGTAAAGGTGCATACCGCGAACAATATCAGCGAATGAATCTGGGTCACGATAAGTCTCAACTTTGTTGAGTTGCTGTGCAGTTGCAACAGCGGAGTCGTGTCCAGCTACAATAACGCCATAGTTATCGTCCTGTGCAGTAGTACCTGTGGTTCCGGGGCCAGTTCCCTTCGCAGGAAGGTTGTTTGACTGGTAGATACGGAAACCGTGAAGATTGTTAAGTACCAGACCGTTTTGCAGTCCTGCACCACCGAAGTCTGCGTTCAATACGCGAGAATCTTCGTCTTTCAACATTTCCATAAATACGGCGTCAACACACAGCCAACGACCACGAGTATCAACATTAGCCTGATCCATAATGCGACCCATACGGGCTACAACTTGGAGAGGTGTTGCTGTGGCGGTTGATGCGGCTGTTGCACCACCGAAGCGAGGAGCCAACGGAATTGAGTCACCAGTTGTACCTGCAGAAGCAGAAGTGGTAATGTTTCCGAAGTCTGACATATCCAACTTGTTAGCAGTCAGAAGTTCACCCGTCAAGTCACCTGCAGTTTGGTGTGAAGCAGTACCGCTTACGGAACTAACTACAGCACCCGCAGTAGTGTAACCAGACATATATGACAATACGTCAGCATCCATAGCGTCAGCCATTTTATATGCTGCACGATCAGATGACAAGCGCATAAAGTCGTGATGGGCTTGCTGCTCTTCAATATCGTCAAGCTTGAAGGCAAAGTAGTTGGCTTTGTCGATAGTCAACTGAAAGTCATTGTCAACGAGGTCTTGCGCCGAAACGGTTGTACCACGTAGCAATGCATTTACAGTGATATCTGGCTCCTTAAGAATACGCACTGTATCCCCTTGGTTCGCAATCTCACCAAAATATTCTGAGTTAGTAATTGCATTTACAGTAGCAGCCTTGCGAAACGCAATCTGTGCCTGCTTTGAGTAGATAACGCTGGAGAATACTCCATTGTCAAGGTTGGTATAGCTATTAGCTTTTCCAAATGCAGCCATAATTAATCTCCTTATAGATATGACCGTTGAGTTTTACAGATCAATATCCACAACAGAGGCCAAAACTTATCTAGGTAGCTTATTATTAAGGTATGCCTACCGTATCTAATAAGGGCTAAACGTGTCTGGGTAGTCTTTTAGTGGCTAGAGTCTTAGTTTAAATACACATTTTAAGTGCATACTATACAAGTTATACTAAACTTGCAGCTATTGTCAATAGTTATTTTGACAAATCATAAATAAATTTACCAGATTTCTGAGCTTCGTGTATTTCTTCGTGATGTTTCTCAAACTCTTTGTCACTCATTTTAGCAACAGTTGATTCACGCCAGAAGTTTTTACTCTCATCATCGTTTACAGTTGTTCTACCCTTAGTTTTAACAGAAGAGGCAGCAGCCTTATCTGAACTACTAGTAGACTTAGCTTTAATACCCTTGTGTGACTTATAGAGGTCAATAGCTACTGCTACAGATTTAGCATCCTCTGAGTTTTCATACAAAGCATCTTGTACAACTTTAGGTTGTTTTTCTGCCCAGTTATGAAACTCGTCTGAGGAGCGAATCTCTTCAAAGTCAGGGTGTAAAGACATAAGCTCCGCTTCAGCTTTCTCTTTCTTAGCTTGAGTACGTAGCTCTTCTATTTCTTGGAGTCGCGTGTCCAAGGAAGAAGCTTTTTCAGCAGCTTTATTTTCTGCAATAGCTTCGACAATACCCGCAACATCAGGGTACTTAGCTGTCCAAGCTTCAATCTCTTCCTTAGATTTGGGAAGAACCAGTTCATTCTTAGAAGCTTTTTCAAGTTGTCCTTGTAGCTTTTCAAACTTTTCATTCCAATCTTTTTCCTTATTCTGTAAGAGCTTACGTATATCACCGTATCGCTTTTTAAAAGATTTCTCTTCAGCGCTTAGTCCATCTGTTCCTGAATCATCCGTTTCGGACTCTTGGGATTCCACTGACCGTGTTTCTTTTTGTTCCGTATTACTCTCATCTGAAACTTGGGTGTCCTCAACGCTTTCGCTATCGGGTTCCTGATTATCTTTTGCTTCTTCATCGCCCTGTTCACCTTTTAACAGTGCATCTAGTTCACGTTGCTCTTTTTCAAGAAGTTCTTTGTTACGCTCGTGTGCATAACTGTCAGCTTTAATAATAGTTTGTTCTGTCATAGACATATTGTAGTTCCTTTATGTTGGGGCCAGCATTACTGCCGGGTAGCCTTATTATTTCTTCTTTTTCTTCTTGTCTTTCTTGAGCATTAAACCACCTTCTGCTCTATTACCTCCTGCGTAAACAGACCCATTAGTTACACTTCCTTGGAAACCGCCAGACTGACCTTCTTCTTTAGTTTGTCTATCTAATCTATCTCTCATTGCATCAGCTGCACTGTAACTATCGTCGCTACCACCATCATTATTGCTACCGCTACCTACTGCAGGTTTTTCAACAGGTTTTCTTCGTTTACCAGAAATAGATGCATCTAAACCTAACTTATTACCGTCTTTATCTTTAGCTTGTATGCCGGGAGTTCCATCAAACCCAAGTAAATCTCCTAAGAATGTGTCAGCAAATCCGACTTGTTTATCTCCAGAAGTATCTTGTAAACCCTCAGTTAAAGTCCTCTGACCACCAAAGAACCTAGAACCTGTATCTTCTGTGTCTGCAGTTTTATCAAAAATCTTTCCTAACTGAGTTATTTGACTTTCCGTTAGATCTGTACCGTCAGCATTTTTACCACTCGATAACCTACTAGCAACCTCAGAGTTAACCTTTGCTGCTCTACCTTCTCTGGTCATCCTCATTATTTGAGTAAGAGCAGGCCCAGTACCATAACCAACTATTTCCTCAAGAGTACCCATAGTTGCAGCCTTGTCACCTATTTTTTCAAGCTCGTCTTCAGAGAGTTTACTTAAATCAACAGGCTCTGGTGCGTTACTAGGATCACCAAACTGTGGGTCACTGTCATCACCCCTTGGAGCTTCAAGAGCTTGCTCAGACCTAGCACCAACCTCAGTATACCCTGCAGGAATGGGTGACATAGGTTGACCATTAACGTAACGAATAGTAATAGTTAAACCTGCTTCGTTTTCAAAGGTCTTCCATTCCTGCGCTGGGCTACCAGAACCCATAAAGGAAGCAGGAAACTTTGCCTCTAAAGCCTCTCTGTCTAGAAAACCACCCTCGTTCATCTGTACAGGCTCTTCTTCTACTTGTAGTTCAGATACGTCAAACGGTAGAGAGTTTTCCTCTGGTACAGGTTGACCACCAATACGTCCATTAGCTTCCATATCTTCAAAGCCAGACTTAGCTTGTGTACGCAGATCCTCAAAGAACTTAACACCGTAGTACCGTACTACATCAGCGGGTACGACATACTCACCCTCACTAAGCCTTGCATCAATGTCATCACGTACCTCTTCTGGAAGAGATCCCGGTGGTACTTCATTACCTGATATGGGATCTACCTCTTCTACAGAGCCGCCCAGCGCAAAGGCCATTTGAGTTTGTTCTTCCATAGCCATTCCACCTTTATCAAAATTTGCTTTAACACCTGTAATTTTATTCTCAAACTCAAATCGAGGGTCATCAGGTGTTGTCTTTTTTGCCCTTTTAGCAAATACTAATGGGCCTACTTGCATTACTTGTTCAGCCGAAACAACAGGCATACCATCAGCTTTATCATAAAAGTAAGAAGCTCTATAAGGATTCATACCTACTTGTACCCATTCAGGATCGTCAAACAGATTCTCTACTGTCTTATAGACTTCTTCTGGGGCCATATTCTGCCACTCACCTTGCATTCTAGCAATAGTAGTTTTCGCTGAACCTGTGGCAATCTTTGAAGCTGCTAAGGGGTTAGAGGTGAAGTTTACATTATTAAGAACGGCAGACTGCCCATAACCTACAGTTTTACCGTCTTTTACAGAACCATCGTGTAGTGATACAACCCAAGTATCTGAATTATTATAAGCAGGTATATCTAGTCTAGAAGAAATAAGTGTACCATCTTCAATAGATTTATTTACACCTAAAACACCTTTCTTTGTTTTTCTTGGGTCTGTAGCGTGTAAAGACTTTACAACCTCTTCTTTTGTTGGAAACTTTGGCATCTCTGTAATAGGTTTAATGGGCTGTCTCTCATCTGACAGTTTTCTAAACTCTTCTGATGTTATCTTTCCCTCACGAAGATTAGTAGCTGCAGCCGCCATTTCATCGTCTGGTGGTATTCTAAACTTATCTTTTGCGTAGTTTACTTTTTTCCAATCAGCTAGATCTTTTTCGGAAAAACCTAAATCATCTACAGCGTCAGAGGTAGCATCTAAAGTAAGAGGTCTAGGCTTTGATGGTACATCTCCCGTACCCTTATATATAGTACCGTCTGGCATTTGTATATCTAGACTACTAGGATCTGCTTTAGGGCTAATTCTATAAGGCAGTTTAATATCTAGGGTAGCAAGGTTTTTTCTTAAATTAGCATTGGTTACATTACCCTTTGCCCATTCATCAATCATATTTTCCATTTTAAGAGTAAGGTCATAGTCATACTCTACATCAAAGGGAGATGCCTCTTTTTTAGGTACAGGTGGTATATTAGTAGTACCGTCTATCACAGTGTCAGTCTGTTTAACTAAGTCTGCACCCTTACGTATCATACTCTTTGCTACTGGGCCAAGTGCAGGTATACTTCCTAAAGCTTCAACACCTGCAAGCATACCAACCTTTAGATAATCAGGCTCTTCTTTTTGTAACTCTTTCTGTACTTCTACTACTGAGTCTACTGGTGTAGCTAAACTTACGGCTGTATCAGCAGCGGTGACTGACATAGGTTCCTCTGTCCTATCACCAAACACTTTAGAAAAGTTATCTGCAGAAGGAGCTACCTCTGCTCTTTCCTCTGGAGTCATATCAGATAAACGTTTACGATAGTCAACCATTCACTATCCCCTTAAGTAGCTTTAACCGCCTTAGCGTACTAATAGCACCCTGCGCTGAATAGACTTCTTGTACAGAACCCGCCTGTTCCATAGTCCTGTGCTGTGTAGCTATAAGTTCATCAATAAGTTCATTAAACTCATCCATAGCTTGCTTATTGTTTGCAAATTGTTTAAGCGACATTACCAGTAAACCCTTGTTCCCCCGGTGCTGGTGCTGTACCAATACCCATCTGTGAACCACCGCCACCTGACGTATCAGCTACTCCCTGTGGGCCTTGTCCTTGAGGAGCCTGACCCTGTGGTGCTGGAACGCCTTCTGGCCCTGTAGGGGGCTGTTGTGGAGCTTGGAAGGTCTTTAAGATCTCAGCCTGTATAGCAGCATCTTGCATAGAATTTGTGACCTTATCAGGATCAAGATCCATAGACTTAGCAATCTCACGTATAATGTAGTCCATCTTAGCAAACGGTGCTAGTGTTGGATTCTGCGCTACCTGTAAGAACTGCATCAGACGCTGTGAGCGTACCTCATTAGCCATTAAGCTTTCTGTACCTGATGCGCGTACCTCTAGATCACCACGAATGTCTGAGTCAAAGTCAAACTGCATATTAAATGCAAAGAAAGATTTGCCTAGTGGACGTATAAGGTAATCATCCACGTTTTTAACAACATTTCGTATACTGCCATTAGCTGCAGACATAAGCATAGAGATGCCAGAAGCAGTTCGCCCCACTCCACTAACACCAGTCTGACCGTGTGCAAAGCTTGGGAAACCTGTGCTTTCATCTGCTAAAACTCTAGCCTTATCAAATAGTTGCATATTTTCTTGAGCTACATTGGGAAATTTGGTCCCAAAAATGCCTTGCCCCGGAGCGCCCCCCTGTCTTCGAAACACTTTCCCGGGATACACACTTAAGTCCTGCCCCGGAACTAAATTAGTTTCGTCAACTTCTATGATTAGATTACCAGATAATGCAGCATTGTCAATAGCCATACGCATAAACCCATTCATAAGAGTTTGCGTATCATCCATATTTTCCGCAATACCTACCCCAAAGAATGAGTAAGGGTTATGTTCGTATGGTGTTGCATAATAAGGTATAGTTGATGGCTTAAAAGGATTAAGCACAAAGCGAAGAACTTCACCATTACAAACCCAGATGTTACAGTTAAGCTCTTCTAAGTTCTTGTACTCACTAGGAATAGATACACCATTCTCTTGAAGTAGGTCTGTATCGACAAAACCCCAGAACTCTAGTACTTCCCAGCGCTCTGTAGAAGCCTCAGTGTCACTGTCTTCCATAGTTTGTTCCCAGTACTTCATATCGTAGTCTGGGCCTTTATCTACGGCAAGCTCTACAGCATCACTCATAAAGTAAGGACGGTGTTTTAAACTACGTAATTCAGTGCGAGACATCTTGTGACGCTCTACAACGTACTCTGCATCATCCATAGATGTAGCTTCTGGGTCAGGGTAAAAGTTCCACACACTAACGTGACTTGTAGATGGCACAGTCTTTACTAGTGGGTCATACTCACCCTCTTCGTTCCAATTAGGGTACTCTTTATCTACAGCAAACGGGCCTTTCATAACACCAGTGCCTAGAAGAGCCATTTCAAAAGCCATACTGCGCAGATGTTTATTAGCACCTGACTCTACAAGCTGATCGTGGATCTTCTTTTCCATCTTCTTAGCAGCAACCATAGCGGGATGAAATGTTACTGTAGTAGATGTAGTTCCCTCTCCCTCTACAACTTTCTCACTTACGGGTGCAAGCTTCTCAGTCAATGGGCCAAGACGTTTCTGTAAGTCTACAATAGTTTCACCCGGAAGTAGTTCTGTGTCTGGGCCAATAAGATAAGGCTTTGGGGCATCATCTCTAGTAACCGCTGTTAAAGCCTCTCCAGCCTGTGCTGCGTTAGGGTCTATGTTTATGTGAACTGACTCAGCTACACCATCTGGTAAAACAGAGGGGTCTATAGTTAGTGGAAACTTATTGTTACCAAACAACACATCAACAATCTGTCCGTAGGCTGCGAGAGTTTTTGTTTTAGTAACCTTTACAAATATACGAGACTTTTCAGTGTCAGTGAACTGAACATCCGTTCCATAAATACCGCGATAGTTTCTGTAAGCACGTAGCCAACGATCCTCATCACCACTACGAGAATCCTCTGCACGTTTAAATCGCTCATTTACAAAAGATACAACGCTTGATACAGACTCAAAGATGCTATCTTCTGCATCCTCTGCCGCTGTAACTTCATCTGTTTCAAACATAAGTTCGTCTTGTTCTGCCATATTCAATATCCAAAGCTAGGGTCAGAGGCTTGAAACCCTGATCGTTGAGTTGCAGGGTTGTAATCCCATATAGAACTTCTAGGTCTTGTCATTATACCATACCTTAGAGCGTCATACAAGTGATCTTCTGCATTTGTATCAACATCCTCTGGGTTTCTCTTATCAAGAGGTATTGAAGGTAGTTGGGCTACAGTGTTAGTGCAAGTAGAGAAGAAAACCATACGAGGCTCTTCTGTATACTCATCTACCTGTAACCTTCTATGCATCTCGTTCTTACCTGCTACACGAGATCCTCTAGACCTATCAGAAGGACGCCATCGGCAACCCTTCATATTCATTTGTTCAGCCAGTGACGGGCCAGTATCACCACGCTTGTGCCATAGAGAACTATCCAGAACACCATATCTAATTGTACCATCTTCTGCCTCTGCTTCCAGTACCATATCTGCTAGATCAGTAGCTGTAACCTTAGAACAATATAGCTCTCTGTAGACAACAAGCTGTTCAGAGGGTGATACAGCAATCCAGACAACGCCTGTGTAACTTCCGTAACCGTAGTCGCAAGCTCTAAACTTAGTCCAATTTGAGGGAATTTTAAAAGGCTCAACGATGTGTATGGCTCTGTTCCACTCAGGAAAGGCTGCACCTTCGTTAACATCCCAGTTTCCTTCTAGTAATTGCTTACGTTGATGCTCTGGTAGCGACAGAAGCATTGCCTCGTAGTCACCACTCTCTGCTAAGTAAGGGTTATCAAACAGACTAGCAGGTATGAACCTACGCTTAAACAAAGACTGTCCAGCCTTGGAGTGACCCGCTGGATATTTAATCTCTTCGCCTGTCTCAATATTAGTAGCCCAGAAAGGTTTATTGTAAGGCGCTGGGTCAATAAACATCTTTTTAACCCAAGAGTGACCGCTACCACCGGGGTTAGTAGTCGCTCTCATATAAAGACCTAGTTCCATCGAACTTGCAGATCTCAAGCGACTCCTCATATAATCCCAAGCGAAAGGTGAAGGCCATTGAGTAAGTTCATCGAACCCAATCCAGTTAAACGCCTGACCCTGATACCTCGTAACGTCCATATCCTTATCCAGATATGACATCCAGAGTCTACCACCTCTAGGTGATGTCCACTGAGACTTACGTTCAGACCACTTAATGCCGGGAATAGCACGAGGGTATAACTCCTGAGATTTCTGTATAAGTTCCCTTAGTTCTTCTGTAGTATGTCGTACTAACAACCCACTAAAGTTAGGATCGTTTAAACCGTGTAGTGGGTCAGCAAGCATCGCATAGCTCTTACCACCCCCAGCACTACCACCATACAAAACTTCACGCTCAGAGGCGCTTAGAAACTCTGTCTGAGGGCCGGGGTTTGGCTTGAACACTACAGACTGTGCTGCCTCGACATCAAACTCAGGAGCCTTAGCCTCTGCAGCAACAGTTTCAAGGGGAGTAGCGACTGTCTCTGTCTTGCTATTCTTCTTCTGAGTACGCCCCGACCCTGACTTTTTCAAGCTTCTCGATTTCCGCGAGGGTTTCTTGGAGCCTTTTGGCAAGTCTGCGTTTAATAATAGCTGCTTTTTTACGTCTTTTGTCAATCTCAACCCGCCTTTTTAAACCCATATGAGATATACACCTATCTGTATGCTTTGTCAACCAAATAGCGACTTCTCTGTAACTATATTGATTTAGGTGTCTTTTTGCTAACTCTAGGGCTTCTAATTCGTGGGGTATGGGTAGTAATAGTTTATCATTTTCGGGGTCTACATCATACCCAAAAGGTATTGTTTGAGATACTTTAGCTACAGGGTGCCATTCTTTCTCTTTACCTTTCTTAGGCTTGGGCAATTCCCAGAAACCTAAGTCTCTCTTATAGTCAATTTGTGGCAAGGTCTACTCGTTCTTTCCTTCTTTGGGGGGTAAATAAAATATACCGCCTCCTCCTGAAGTGACATCAACCTTGTCTACCTTGCCTAGCCCAGCGCGATCAAGCAAATCCTTCGCTGCAGCCATCTTGTCACGAATACCTAACTCAGTAGGATCGTATAATGCTTGTGTCATTGCCATAGCTGCCTTTGGTGCAGTACGAGCAAACCAAGTACGTGTCTTTTCACCTATCTCATCTTTTAGAGACTCTACAATAACAGAAGTAGAACTGTTCTCCCCATAGCCAGCTAACTTCTTTGCTTGAACAACATCCCCATTAGCCTCATCAAAGAGAACCTCTAGGAACTTCTGTTGTTTTTCTGTTAAAGCTCTTGTCATCTTAAAGTCCTTAAATATACAAAACCAACAAGACTACCCGTAATAACTAGGAACAACACAAAGCCTGCTCCCCACTCTATTAACTTACGCTGCATCTCTATTCGTTTATGATCGTGTTCTTTCTTCTGCTTTCTTATATCAGCCTCAATACGTAAAAGCTCTTCCCAGTGCGAGGGGCCATACATTACACAGATGTAATCTTTTAACTCCTTACGCATAGACTCAGCTTTCTTCTTAGCTGCGAATATCTCCATTGCTTCTGCTTGAACGCCACCACCAAGGGTTTTATACCAAGGTGGTTTAGCGTTCTGTCTTTCAGCGAAATCTAAGTCACTTATAGCACCAGCCCACTGTGTTAGCTGGCTACCCATATCTTGTAAGTCTTTCCCAACTGCAATACCCTTCTTAAGAGTATTAAATGCAGTTGTTGCCAGACCGATAGCCGTTATAGGATCTATCACTGTAGCAACCCCCTCTTATAAGTCCACTACCTGTTTGTCTATCTGTATCCCCAGAGGACACACCAGCTATAACAGTTAAACTTAGTATAAGGGGTAACTCCTTACTTAACCTCACTGTTCGTTGCCGTATACACGATTATATATCTCTCCTCTTGATATACCTATATCGTGTAGTTCTTTATTAGACATATTCTTTAGAACCCAGTAGTCTGCTCTACGCTGCTGATGATTCTGAATACGTGTTAGTAAATTCTTAAACATTGCACTATCTCCTTTTATTACGTGCGGAGATAGTTATACATAATTTCTAGCG